TCGGGGCCATGCCAGCTCCAGTAGATAGTTTCAGCGCTACCGACAGGCTGTTCCAGTTATCCCCTGTCTCGTTGACCGAGACAATGGCGGGGACGATAGCAGCGCTCGTCGCCTGCACGGTGCCAATGACGGCCTTGGGCAAGCTGGTATTGGGGTTCGCGTTCCAGCCGATATCAGCATTCAGAATCGTCTGATTCTGGCCGGGGAAAACGGCCGTCGTAAGGTTGCTCGGATTGTTATCCGACTTGATGAAGTACGACCAGACGAAGTTTCCGCCGTTGGCATTGTTGTTGCCTGGCGTGAAGCTCGGCACCGCGGTGCTGGTCGATGGCGTCGCTCCATTGCTCGACGTGCCGTTAGTGACGCTCGATGTCGCCACACCGTAGAGTTCGGTGACGACCATGTTGAAAAGCTTCGACGGGACCGTACAGGTTCCAGTTCCAGTGCCGGCCCCTGTCGCGGTGAACAGGGTTCCGACGACATAGCCGGCCGGAGCCCCAAACGTTGCCCAGTTCGTCGTGCCAAGCGTGGTGATGGTGTAGTTGGTGCCATTCACCATCGCCGTCGCCGCAACGGGCGCGTTGAGGTTCAGGGTGATGGAGTCCTGACCGCCCGCGATATTCTCTAAAACATAGACATAGGCATCGTTGGCGCCGGCACCGAGCTGCGAGCTGACCTTCTGACTCAGGTTACCGTTGACCGCGCTGACGACGCTCGTGATCGTCGTGCCGCCGTCGACCTCGAAACCGACGACGAGTGTATTGCCAGCGCCGCTCGGAAACGGCAGCGGGTACTTGAAATTGTTGCCGCCGATGTTGCGGCCTGACGGGTTGCCGCCGCCGCCAAGGTGCTGGTAGATGTGCCCGATGCTGGTGTTCGTCGGCGCGAGCACCAACTCGAGCGCGAAGGACACCGTGTTGCCGCTTCCGACCACGTTGGCATTCGTGCTCGCCCAGCTCGATACGCCGCCGTTCGTGTCGTGCAGCGCCGCCTGACTCGTCGCCACGATGGACGTGACGTTCGTCATGCCAGATGGGGCGACCGTCAGCGTCTGGGTCGCGTTGGAAGCCGCGACAAAGCCTACGATCCAGTCGTTGCCGCTGAAGCTGTCCCCGAGCGTCAGGGCCGGAAAGTTGACCGTGGCCGTGGTCGAACTGCTGCTCGCCGCGGCGCCGACCCGGATGGTGTTGTTGGCAGAGGGCCGGTAGAGCGCGCAGATCAGCTGGCTGGCGTTTGTCCAGGTGCCGCTGAAGTCCGTCGTGATCGTGCAGGAAGCCGAACTCGTCGGAATCTTGACCGCGCCGCCCTGGCTCGCCGACAGCTCGACCGTCGTGCTCGTCAGGTTCGTCGCGATGACGAAGTACGTCGTGTTCGCCGCAAAGCCACCAGGGATAGACCCTGTGAGCTGCACGGCCTGGTTGACAGCCAGCTTGTTTGCCGCCGTCGCGAATACGCCGGTGCCGGTATTCTGCGATGCGGAGGCGAATGACCCGGTGGCGTAGCGGTACGCGAGGCGCCCAGAGAGTGCCGTCGCCGTCGCATTCGTCTTGGCTACAGGGCTGAACCATCCGGCGGGCACGGTGACAGCGGTAACAGCGCCGCTGTGCATTGCCCCCATGACGATGACATCGCCGGCCTGCGGGGTCGCAGGCATCGCCACCGTCGTGGCGCTTGCGGTCGTCGTGCCGACGCGAGAAATTGACATCAGGGCTGAGCGAAAGGCGTCCCGGCATTCCAGCGGGCCTGCGCTGGCAGCCCCGAGCCTGAACAACTGTTAATTTTAATGAACGGAGAAGCCTGCGAGGTCACCCACGGCCACGGGTACGTGCAAGATGATCCGGTGAAATATGCGGGCTGGCTGCTCGTATAAAGCGAATTAGGCAGCGTCTGAGAGAAGCCCGATGCGTTGTCTACAATCGAGGCATTGACATAGTCGTAGTTCGCATTCCTGAACTCGAATGGCGTTGATGCGGATAGGTTCAGGTTCGGGTCTCCAGAGCCGTTCCACTCGCTACCAGTCCATCCAGACATCCACTCACACTGTCCACCACCATTAGTGTTGCCAGTTCCGCCGTGGTTGCATTGGTACACCCACCCATGGGCAGTGGTAGTGACCCCCGAAACCCCAATGACGTTGCCAACGAAAGCGAACCAGTAATCGAACGCCATGCCACCAGCGCCGAACCTCGGGCCTGGTGGGTTGGCAACTCCAGCGCCGCACGCACCCACGCCGCAGTACGCGGTGCCGGCGCTGTCACTCACCGAGAGGCTTGTGTTAGACGGGTCGGTGAAGTTCGGGCGAATGGCGGTGCAGTTATTGCGGAAGAACACTTGGTAGACGTTGTTGCCGTGCGTCTCGTCCCCGGCACAGTTCGGACCCGTGTTCCCTTCAAAAAGGAAGTGATGAGATCCTGCGTAGTGCGAGCCGTTGATGTACTGATCCTCCCACCAGTCTCCGATCGACGCCTGCATGTACGAACCGGCCTCAAAGTCATTGTTGGCAACGACGTTCCCACCGCCTGTGGCCCGTCCCACCATGCCCTTCGGCCCCATGCGAATGATGTTGTTGTCAATCAGGTTTTCTGTCGACGCGGCATCGACGGCGAGTGGGTATTCAGTCCCGTCATTCTCGGCGTTGAATGCGGAGTGTATATACGAGCCAGTGAGTTGACTGCGAAAGGCCCACTCGAAGTTCACCGCGCCACTGGTGAATCCCGCAACCTCAACATTCTTGACCCAGCAATACGCGCAAAAGGCTATCTCAATCGCGGATGAGGCACGAGTAATAGATAAGTTCTCAACCCCGGCAGACTGCACGAACGGTGTGGCGGTTGTCGAACAGCACGAGGTTGGCCAAAATGCCTGCGCTGCGTGACTACCACTTTGCCGAAATGCGATGGTGAGCGGTGTGTCGAAGCTGACGACGCTTCCGACGACGCCTGTTATCAGTTTGATTTCCTGCGTTACGTAGTTAGGCCACAGACTCCAGGCGTAAGAAGTTCCTCCACCGGAACCGTCGGGGTTGGCCACCCTTCCGGTGGCTGGCGACCCAGTCGTGCTCAGGAAATCCGAACTCGCCTGGATGCTTGTATTGCCTGGGATGGGGTTGGTCACCGTGCCGAGCGCTGGGTTCTCAGCGATCAGCATGAAGGTGCCAGCAGTCAGGTTGGTGGTGCTGGCTACCGTGATCGATGTGGCGCCTTGCGCCGCGTCAGCGCTCAGTGTCGTGCCAGAACCGACCGGAGTCGTGCCGACTCCGATGTGCAGTCCGGCCCACCCGTCGTTATTCACGCCGTTTGCGCCCATGAGGATCATGGGATTGCCAATGCCGCACTGTGCCGCGACTGCAGACGTCGCACCGCACTGCGTGTTTCCGGTAGAGGGACTGATCGTCCAGTCGGGGATCATTCCGTTGTAAAACGCCAAGATGGATGGCCAAAACCCCCAGGTGTTGTTGTAGCTTCCGTTGCCGCGCAGCGTGATGCCCTTGTTCAAGTTGATATAGGTCGCCGTCTGGTCAACTTGATAGGCCATGACGGCGGTCATCGACTCGCTTGGCACCGAGTAGGTCGAGCCGTTGTAAACCGCGTACGACACGGTGTACGTCGTGCCAGCACTTACCACGGCGGTGACTGTCGGGGCTGGGGCATTCAGGGCCATGAGGCCGTTGACGCCGTCGAATAGCACCATGCCAACGGAGAGGCCGGTACAGGTCGGGGAACAGGTAAGCGTGTTGTTGGAAATACTCGCGGTGATGGCCAGTGTCGTACCAGCGCTAAGCATCACGACCTGGCCGGCGGTGCACCCGGAGATTGCAGTATTGATCGCCGATGCGTCGGTGGCCGGAACGCCGGTGGGCGCGGCCACTGTGGCGCAGACGGTCGAGCGCGTCGGGATTCCTCCCGGCGGACCAGACGTAGTCCAGTTCGTTGACACGTTGTCGAACGCCGGCATGATGAGCCCAGAGGCCGCGTTTATGACGATGTGATGGACTTTCGCCTGCGCGATCGAGGAGAAAGCCAGCAGCAGTAGAAGCCGCTTCATTGCGCTATGTTTCCGCGCGCATCAGTGCAGATGAGGTTCGGCGCGATGGTGCCAGAAGAACTCGGAGTGCCTGAGATAAGGCCGCCGGAACTGATGGATAGCCCCACGGCCGCCAGTATTCCATCCGGGTCGCTCCAGGAGTACGGGGTGAAGGGGCTGCCAGAGTTTGTCGTACACAAGTAGCTGTAGGCCACTCCTTGCGTCGCCTGCACCGGTATAGGGTCTGGCGTTGTGTCTATGAAAGTCCACGGCAGAGGCCCGCGGTCGCAGCGAAAACTCTGGGCCACCGTCATAGAGGGAAGTGGGGGGGGCAAGCCCCCCCATCCTTAGAACTCAGCGATCTGGATGCGCGCCTGGAGAGCTGCGGCAGCCGTTCCCGCCGCGACAACCTGAGCGATGAACAGTCCGTTGAGCAGCGCGGTCGCCGTTCCGGGGAAATCCACTGCGTTGTTGATGTTCGGGTTCGCGCGCCAGAAGTAGCGCTGGCCGTTCGCGTTCGCGGACAGGTTGAAGAGCGCTGCGCCCGCAAGCGTCGCCTGCGTGGTCGCGAAATTGCCCTGGCCGGCAGAACCGCTGAAACTCGGGTTGGTGCCCAGAGAAACCGTCGGCTGGCCTGTGATGACAGTGGTCAGCGCGCCAGCAGCGGCTGAGGTGATCGTACGGAAGACGCCGATCGTGACCGGGGCGGACGACGAGCCAGATCCTTCCACGTCGATCTCGAGCAGCACGAACGAACGGTTCGTGCCTGGAAAGATGATGCCGAGCGCGCCCTGCGTCGCTCCCTGCAGACCACCCGCTACCGGGGTCAGCGTGGTTGCCGTGTAGATCGGGAAGTTGAAATTATAAATGATCATAGCGAAGACGCTCCTGTCAGGAGGTCATCGCATAGCTGCCGGAGCTGCCGAAGACCGATAATAGCTCTTTTCTAGGGCCGCACCTGGCAGCCCGCTCGCCGGAATATACCAACAAATTTTAATGGGCGTCAAGTTAAGAAATTCTTCAAAACTCCATCTGCTCTCCGATGGGGGCGGACGCCGGCGGGATAAGCCCTAGCAGGACGGCTCCGACAGCCATCCATTCATTTGCAGTCGGTGATCCAGAGTTGGCCCATGTGAAGCCGGCGCTGCTTGGATCTTGTATCAGGTCAAAAATGGCAGAGTATCCACCGTTGATGCCAGCCTGCTGCGCCAACGAAAATTGACTCGGTCCGCTGCTTTGCGAGGTGCAGCCATTACCGCATACCGCGACACGTAAATCGTACTTTGATGCGCCAGCAAAAGTAAGCGAGCCGTTGTTGCTGCTTGCCCCATGGTTTGAATTGAGGTTCTTAATTCCAGGAAAAATAGTAGAAGAACCTCCTGACGTAGACGTATCGACCCCTGACGCGAAAAGCAACGCAATCGCTGCTGCGGTGACGGGGCCGTTGGGATAAGTTGCCTGTAATGTATATGGGCCTCCGGTGGGCGGATTAGGCATCATCCAGAATGATGCCTCCATCGCGATGGCGTCACTTATTGAAAAATGGTAAGGCAGCTGGACGCCGTTATATGTGAACGGGAAAGGAGCTTGTAGCGCCCCTCCGCCAGTGCTGTAGTTCCATTCCAGAGCTATCAGGAAATTGTTCGGAGCCCTGCATGTACCGGAGACGGAAATGGTTGTGGAGCCTGATCCGACGCTCGCCGATGCAACCGCTCCGACATCTATTGCAGCAGGCATGCCTGAGTCTCAGGTTACGGCGTGACGCCTGGGCACACGGTCACGCTTCCGCTCAAAAACCTCGTAACATTGCCGGCGGGATCTGTGAGTAGTAGGTCATAAACGCCGGTCCACCAGGTGAAGGTTTCAGTGTCAGCCGCTGGAATGGTCAACTCAACGGTGCCCGCGGGACCGCCGAGCGTGATATCCCCAGACGCGTCATACAGCGCTGCGGTCGCGAGTGGGTACGCCTTGATCTGCATATTCGCCGTGTACCCGGTCAGATCGACCGGCTGCGGAGCCGCACCGGCGGTTCCCTGGCCGCAGCACGTTCCGGCGTTCCACAGGAACGTCTGATTGAACGTTGCGCCCTGCGCGATGCAGATGTTGTAATTGGGACAGCAGCAGCTCATGGCATCGCGCTCGAGTTCGCCACGCGTAGCGCCTTGGTAATCGCCTCATCCGGCAGGTTAAGCAGATTCTCGGTGTGCAGATTCGCGTTCTTACGCGCTGCGTGCCATCTGTCCATCAGGCGATTCACTAGGACTTCGTGATCGACGCGACCTCCGGAGGCGCGGGCGATAGGTGGAGCGGCGCCCTTCTCTATGCCGGCTCCGGGAGCGGTGGCGTCCTGGGCGAACTTCAGCTTCGCGTCTTTCAGCGACTTCACGACCAGACGCGCATACGCGTCTTTCTGAGCGGCTGTCTTCGCTCTCCATATACTGGAGCCAATCTTTTTCGCCGCGTAGCCTACGGGGCCTGAATGCGCCGCCGCGAGATCTGTCGTCCAGTCCGCTAGGTTGCCAAGCATTTCTCTACGCGCCGAGATCGGCACTTCTTCTCCGGGGAATATCGCGCCATGCCTTTGCAGCGTAAGCGCCGTATTTGATCGGTTGATGGTGTTGGCTTTACCCGTCCAGTTCACATCCTCTGAATAGCGCTTCAGATGATCCACATTATCCAGTGTTTCCGGCCTCATCAGGAGATGGGCTTTGTCATCCATGGCGGCGCGGGCTTTCTGGAACTTATCGTTCTTGAATATGCCGCTGTCGTACTTATCGAGACCGGCTGCATCGCGCAACTCATTCAGGCTCGAGGCTTCAACCGCTCTGGAGAACTCAGGTCGAGCGCTCATTACCCCCTGCATGCGGGCCACATAGGCTGGAGCTGCGTTCCCGCCGCCCCCAGTGAAGTAACGGTCCATGAATACTGGTGCAAGAGGAGAATCCTTGCCGATCACATGCAAGCCAGTCTTAGGATCTTTCGGCACGTTGTCTTCGATGACCGCCTCATACGCTGGATTTTGATCAATCGTGTCAAAGCGGTGTTTGGCAGACGCGGAAGCCGCGTCTCTGAGTCCCTTAAGATGAGCGGACTCAGGAGTCAGCGGCATATCCTCCAGAACCTTGCGCACGATAGTGGCAGCTGCGCCAGCTGGTGTGCCGGTCCGTTGCAATGCAGCCAGATTGCTGAGGGCGCTGTGAAAAGTCTCGAACGGCATAGGCTTGCCAGATTTCAGGTTATCCATTATCTCGGAGATAACCTTATCGCCTGACGCAGTCGTTGTTAGTAGTTTCTTTGTGAGTCCGGTGTTGATCTCGTCTATAGCGGTTCCGGTGTCAATCGGCATTGCGCCGTTGGCGGCATCAGCGAGCGCCTTGTATTTCGTTCGTGTATCAAGAACGTTCTCGTTGTCTACTGTCTTGATCTCATCGATAGCGGTCTGCCCATGGTTAGTCGTGGTACGTTGAACGATGTCAGGTGTTGCGCGGCGGCGAATCTCTCCCATGCTCTTGCCGAGCGTGGCGTCCTGGTTGGTCATCGATGCCGATAGAATTCCCTGCGTGTCCGGATCACCGCGCTTGTCTATTTCATCAGAACGTTGCTGTGCGTCTCGCGCCGCCTGTCCCCTGGTAAGAGGCTCTGGCGTCTCACCTTCCGGCATAGGGAGCGTCTCTGCATTCACATGACGCTCGACAGCGTCCATGTCAGGATTGGCGGCGTTCGCGACGGCCTGCTGCAATGCTGTAGACGTGCCAGCTAGAGACGGACTGGCGGCGGCAGCCCCAATGCTTTGCCGAGATCCAGCAGGAGCAACCGCTGGGGTTTCCTGCACTTCGGCGTGCGGGGTTGCCGGCGTCGGCGTGCCTTCGCCAACCGGCAAATCCTTTGCCCATCTCGCTACTGGGCCGGCGACCTTCGCGGCAGCCGCCACTCCAGGAAGCACATTCGCCACGTCCCCAGCGACTGAGCCAGCCTGATGCAGCACGTCCTGCGTCGTGGCGCCGAAGGTGTTCCCGACCCACTGATCGGCTTTCGCTGCGCCTCGAGCCACGGCTTTGCCTTCGTCGGAATTGGCGATGTCGCTGATCACTTCCTTGCCAGCTTCGCCTGGTGAAAACTCCGGGATGACATGATTGTTTTCCGTGCCAAATCCGAACATTCTGCTGCCGAGGTCAATCGCGGCATTGCCGGCGGCTGAAGGAATATTCGCTACGCCAGTGGCAGCGATCTCAGCCAGCCCAGGCAACGTGTGAGAGTCGGTCGGGCCGCGGAATGCCGCGCGCGTCGCTTCGTCCCAGGGGTTGTTGCCGACCTTGACTCCGGATGGGATGTTGGTGTCGGCGGACTGAGTTGGAGAGTCGTCGTCGTCGCTTCTTACGATCTGCGAACCAGATGGCAGCGTGTCATATGATGGCGCGACGTCATCGTCGCTCCGGACTATAGACGAGCCCTCTGGCAGTTGATCGTACGACGCCATTACTCAGTCCAAGGTCCGTTCTTTTTGTATTGGTACAGCCTCTTTCCATCAGGCGTATTTGCCACCGCGAAGGCGTTGACTTCCTTCTCGCGAGGGTAGTACTTCTGATTCCACTTGTTGAAATCCATTGGCCTGTTCGCAGGGAGATCCCCGTTACCAAGATATGACTTCACTCGATAGGCAGTATCAATGTTGTACCGCATGTTTTTCATATTGGCCGCAATCATGGCATTGATTGCGTCCCTATCCATGCCTGGATATGGACTAAGTTGCTCGAACTGAATTCCCATCTCCTGCTGTGTGGCGGATGGGAAAGTTGCCTTCGCGCTCTGCGCGGCAGCGTTTCCTAGAAATTTCGCCAGATCCTGGTAATCTGTAGAAGCCGGCCCGCCTCCCAATAGTTGGCTAGCTTTAGCAAGAACAGGGGCGTAGTAACCGACATTCGAGCCCTTGGAATCCATGATGGCCTTCGCGGCCTTCAGATAAGTATTGGCTGTGGCGGCATTGGATGTAACTTCATCGGCATCATCAGAAAGTTTCTTCGCGCTGTTTTGGTAGATATTTTTCTGATTAAGTGCCGTAGGGGACTGCGACGTGCCTGACACAACTGGAGGCATCTGAACTCGCCATGACGTATCGGCGAGACTCCTGGACAAATAGGGGTCGTCCGCAGATGGCTGCGTCGGCGCCCCCGTGGCTGCCGGCGTCGAGGTCTGCGGAGTTCTTGGCGTCTTTGGGGCGCTAGTTCCTCCAGCCGCTGGTGATGTTCCATCGCCTGACCGAGGTGCTGGCTGCGGCAACCCAGCGGTAGAATACGACGCGAGCATGTCAGCATAAGCCTGAGGGCTCGGCGCTCCGACCCGCTGCCAATTCTGCTTCTGAGTAACTGACCCGTCAGAATTAGGCACATCTACCGGCTTGATGGCGTCAGCCATGTAGGCCGCTCTTTGCTCCAACGTCGGCTGTGGCGCGGCTGTTCCGATCGCGACAGCTCCAGTGCGGTCGATGGTCTTGTTTCCAGCCACTACTGAATATGTGTCGCCAGTAAATTGGTGCCATGCGTTGTACTTCGCACCAGCCGCCATGCGGGTCTGGTAATCAGCGTTCGGATCAGTAGCCTGGGCGTACAGCGCATCCGCCTCATGCTGAGCGTTCATCTTGCTCTGGAATTGTTCGCTGGTGACGCGCGCGTCATGGCGAGCAAGAACCTGCTGAGCCGCTGAATTTCCATTATAGAAACCCAGTGCCTGACCTTGATTGGCTTCGTTCAGGTCAGCCTGCTCCTGCGCATTAAGCGCCGGGTTGACAGAGAATCTGGAGCGGGCCTCGTTGTCCAAGCTGGCGGCAATGTCTGGAGCCTTCGATGGCTGCTGCTGCGAATTCTGACCAGAAGCCAGCCCCGTTGCTGGCGTCGCCGCCGCAGCGGGCTGATACGGTTGTCCTGGCGCGACGCCGCTAGTCGTGGGCTGCCCCTGCTGGTTCAGCAGCTTCTGCGCGAAGTGCTTCTTCACATCAGCCATCGTCTGGGCCTGCTCCGCGTCGGCCTGCGTCTTCGCCGCCGTCGCCAACCCCTCCTGCGTCGGCACGTACGACTCCGCGCCGGCCTCAAGTCCAGCCGCCAGGGCAACGCCAGGGTGAACGGTCTTCGCCGTCCCCATGGCGCCGATACCCTGCACGACCGGCAGCACCCATCCCTTGTTCCGGTCCCACCAGGACGTCTGGGAGGTCGCTGGAGCGGACTTCTGCGGGGCCGCCACGCCAGTCGCAGGAGCCGCGTCCGGCGGATCAGGGGGCGCGGGGGTGTCTACAGGGGCCGCTGACTCAGGGTCCATCGGATCGATGTCGCCACCGTCTGAAGGGCCACCGGCTCCGTAGCCGCGACGTCCAGCGACCCCGCCGGTCGCCAGCGCCTGGTTGCTGAACATGTCCCCGGTCAGCGTGCTGCCGTTGTTCGGATTGCTCATGTACATCAGCGACTGCAGGCCGGTCGGCTGCTTGCCGGCGGCCGGGGCTGCCTTGAGCGTGTTCGTGTTCTGCTGGTCCGGGATGTTCAGGTTGCCCTGGGCGTCCTCACCCGGCTGCGTGTAGGGGGAGCCGCCGAGGTCGAACTTCGGCCGTATCGCCCCTCCACGCTTGGCCGCAGCGACCGCGACGGCGGCGTCAGCGGCCAGATATTCGGCTGCGGCTGCGGCGGCGGCATCAGCCGCAGCTGCGGTGGCTGCGTCCGCGCCACCGGCCGCCAGAGCCGTTCCTCCGGCTCCTGCCGCAGCAGATCCGGCCGCATCGGCGGCTGCGCCGGACGCAGCTCCGGAGGCCACTCCAGAGGCGGCGGCATCCGCTGCCGGCGCGGCGGTCGCGGTCGCCTCTGGAGCCGCCGCAGTCGTGGCTCCAGACGCCTGAACGCCGGCAGGCGCCATGGTCGAGTAATCCGGAGCCGCTGCCACCGTCGGCGTGATGCCGCCAGCAGGCGTCGCGGTAGCCGGCGCACTGGGAGTCGAGGATGGCGTATTGAAGCTCTTGTAGAGCTTGTGCGCGTTGTTCGCCAGCTGGATCCCTTGGCCAACCTGGCTCATTCCGGACTGGGGTGGCGCGGTCGGCGGCGCGTTTGATACCGCCAGCGAATGACCGCCGCTCGAGCCGGCCTGATTGATGTTGCGCTGCTGGTTGCCGCCCGTATTCCCGTACATCTGCCGCTGCGCGTTGAGCACATCGGTCAGGTCATAGACGCCGCCGCCGGCATCGCGATGACGTCGAATTGGAACGACGCCGCCAGCACAGAAATGGCCCTGATTCGCAGCTTTCTCTGTCGCCTTCCCATAATCGACAGTCTTGAAGCCGCCAGCGACGCCGACAGCCTGGGGGTGCTTCTTCTCGACGTCCTGCGCGATCAGTCCGATATGCGTGCGCTCATCATCGCCCATCTTGTAGCTGACGATGTCCTGACCGTCGTAGGTCTTGCCGATCTTCTGGATATCGCGCTTCAACCTGCGGTCGCTGAAGAATCCGCCGGGCTGCTGCGTGATCGTCGCGGAGCCGGAAAGACTGCCGGTCCCCTCGGCGATATTCGCGAGGAACTGATCGACCTGGAACGGATAGGACTGCTCCTGAAGGAACTGGTTGTATTCGGCGGTGTCCTGCGCCTGCGAGGTCTGCTGCTCAACGGTGCCGGCGGCGATCTGCGCGTTCGCCCCAGTCAGGGCTGCGGTCTGTGCTCCGGCCCCGAGTCCTGCAAGCGTCGTCGCGGTGTTCGCGCCCTCTCCGTACGCAGTCTGGCCGATCGTCGCCAGTTGATTGGCTCCTGCGAGTCCGATCTGCTGCTGTCCCTGAGCGGTCGACAGCGCCGACTGATACCCAGTGTTGGCGATGCCGGAGTAGATCTGCGCATTCGCCAGATTCTGCTGCTCCTCGAGGTTCGCCGCAGCGATGCCAGTTCGGTCGCCGCCGAAGGCACCTGATTTGATCGCGTCTCCAAGCTGACCGGCTTGCTGCTGCTGATTGTTCTGGTTCAGCACCGCAGCAGTCGATCCCATTACGTCGCCCAAATATGGCGACAGGTACCGGTTGATGTCGGCTCCGCTGAGCGGTGCGGAACTCGCTGCGGTCGAGTTCTCTGCGTACTGATTGATAGGATTGACGCCAGCTTGTGCGGCGCCAAGCACGCCAGTGGCGGCTCCGTAGTACGGCTGCGCCTCGTTCGCTGCGGCCGACGTTCCAGCTATGCCCGCGGCCTGCGTCTGATTAACTGGGGCGACAAATTCGCCGCCGTAGGTCTGGAATGGCGTAGAAGCGGTTTGATTTGCGGCGTCATTGACCGCCTGGTACTGCGCGAGTACCTGCGGCGGTACGTCGACAGTACTCGAAGTGGTTGATGTCTTTCCGCCCACGCTATGCTCCTACCTCGTGGCCACCAGTTCGCGTCTGGTAGATCCAATAAGACCCGGAAGGAGGCCCGAGCATGCGCTCGTACAGCTTGCACTTCGCTTTCGTCCGTTCGTTCGAAAGAACGCCGATGAGCAGCGGTAATTCAAGCTTGTCAGATACTGACTTGCTGAATTCGACCAGTTTCTTGGCCCGGCCGCCCTTGGCGCTCCGATACTCCGGCCTCACGAAGACGGTGCGCTCCTCGAGGCACTTCGTATCGCTGTAGAAAATGCTGCCGACGCTGAGCACCACCATTCCCTCTATCGGGTTGGTGCCAATGCACCCAATGATCCCGTGATCCTGATTGAGAGGCCCCCAGATGGCCTTGAGCAGGAGCGCCGTGCTGGCATCGAGAAAGCCGTTCTCTTTCGCCGCCTCGACCGCGAGCTTCATGATCTCGTCCAGGTCGGCCGTCGTCGCAACGCGTACTTTGATGTCGATGTCAGTCACGTCGTGGTCCTGGAAGCTTTGACAGCGTTCCGATCAGTTCCTTGCGTACGCGCTTGACGAAGGCATCGAGCACGCGGTGGCCGGTGTCAAGATCTCCATTCCCGACTCTTCGAACTTGGTCAGGCGAGAGGACGTGCTCGCCACCCGCCGCCACGATAGGGACACCAGACGCTTCACCTCCGCCCGCTTTCTCGACACGACGGCTGCCAAGCTTGGCGAGAGCGGCCTTGACTCCAGGATGGAGCGGAAGATCGCGCTGTGCAGCTTCTGGGTCGACCCACATGGCGCCATCATGTTCCTCGTTCAGTTTTGGCGTGAAGCGCTGAGAGTGCGCCAAGTACGTCGTAAATTCAACACCTTGCGAGTCGCTATGCATGAACGGGGACAGGCCACCATCGTGGTCGTACCCGGCTTCCTCCTGCGTTTCGCGGCGCGCGGCGCGCTCAGGAGTCTCGCCTTTCTCGATATGGCCCGCCGGGAACGCCCACTCGCCCTTGTGGTTCTCGCCGGCCCGGCGAAGCAGTAGCACCTGTTTCTCGGGCGATAGGAACATGACTCCTGATGCGCGGACTTTGCCACCGGCCGCATACGTCACCGGCAACCCGTACACGCCTCCCTTCTGCCCGTACGGCGCGCTGACGCCATACGGCGCACCACCGAACGTCCTGCGCAGGACGCGGAAGCCTGCCAGCGTGTTGCCTTCGCCGCCCGCGCTCACGATGTCTGCCGGCAGCACGTACGATCCGGACTCGACCGTCATCGGCAGATGATCGGTGCGGCCAGAGACACCACTGTGGATCGGGCCGACGTGGAACTTCGTCGATGGCACTGATGGCGTCTCCGGAGTCTCGACGCCGCCGCCGTCGGCGCGATGGAGGCGGGTGGGACCGCCGGAGGCGAACGCTGCCTTTACGACGTCGGAACGTTCGCCAGCGCGTTGCGGTTCAGGTTGTTGATGATTTCCTGCCCCCAGTCCGACGCCTTTGGTGCCGGCGAATCCCCGGTAGATTTCGGGGGAGATGCGACCGGCGGCGTATTCGCGCTCAAGGGCTTTGGTAACTCGTTCACGGGTGGAATTGTAGTCCAAATGCGGCAATTCATCAACCGACATGGCACGCGCTGTGCCGCGCTCGCCATTGTTATCAATGAGTTGGAAATGTACGCGCGTATCGTTTTTGTAATGCGTCATCAGCTCGCGGATGGCCTTATTAGACTCGACGTGTGTCTTGACGTGCTCTTCGATCGGCACCGTACGCCCAGATCCATGCTTCGCCGCTTGGCCCATCGCCCGAGGCAGCGCGCCTTTCACTAGCGCGGTAACGGGATCGCGGTAGACATAGGCGACATGATTCTCTTTGCCATGCGCGAGTGCGGCGTCAATCTTCTGCTTCGTCTTTCCAGCATCGCTGAGATTCGTGTCATACACGATCTGCGCCCGGTCCTCGATCGGCCCGAGAACGCCTTTCACGGCAGTGCTCTTGCCGGCTCCGGTACCGCCTCCGGTCCACAGCACCTTGGATTCCTCTCCTGGACGAGGGGCCTCTTTCAGTTTCTCCGCATACAGACGTTTGATGACATGCGAAGCCGGCTCATGAACCGCCGCCGACTGCGTCCTGTCAGCCAGGTAATCCGGCGACAACTCGCGAGCGGTGTCCGTATTCAAAACTTTGCCGCCTCGAGCATCAGGCAACTGGTTGTAGCGCGATCGTACTGAATCGAAATTTCCAGAGATCTGCCCGTAGAACCTTTTCTCCATACCGCGCTGCGCCGCAGTGAGGCCGGAAGCGCGTTTGAAAACTGGATTAGCGGTCTCGCCAAAACCTGGCGATACTCCAGTGACTATCCCATGCACCGCGTCATCGATAGCGCCGCCAGATGCCATGCCTTTCTTCACGATCTTGGCGATGTCCGGATCGAAGATGACGAAGTTGCGGGTACGTGGTTTGTGAGACGCAACCAATTTCGCATGCGGAAATGCGCCGGCCTTGTACTTTCCAAGGAACTCATTTGCCTCGTCTCTTGAAGTGTAAGCCGTAGAGGTATCACCATTACCCAAATCAAGATGGTAGACGGTGTCTTCGCCCCTTCCGCGACTTCCTTCGTCTAGATATTTTATGCCGTGGATGCCCCTCTTATTCAATTCGCGCGATGCTAATGGCGCGTACGATTCTAGGCTGCCTCTATGACTGGGCTCCAGAGAAGACATCGCGCGATTCTTCAACGCGTCATAAATCTGATCCCCGCGAGCCACCGCTGGCAGTTTCATGTCAGAAAGCGCATTTTTTACGTGCGACGACTGATCACTCAGCGGCGCATCCCAATCCAGCATCCTGTCGATATGCTTCTTTGGAATGGCTACGTGATAGACCGCCCCTGGGCCTTTAGCGTCCAATTCATTCGCCTCTCGCTCCAGCTTCTCGGCATACGACAGTCGCATGGCAGCGACCCTCGTATCAGTATCAGACGCCGCCAAAACGCGCAGCCTTTTCGCGGTGCTAAGATTGTTATCGACGTTCGTAGCAATGGAATCGTTTTCAAACTTGTTCTTCCAGGTTGCCGGCCCTCCGCTGATCGATGTCAGAGACCTTCTATATTGTCTGGCAACATCAAGGCTTTCTGCCACATAAATTCCGTGCCCGTACGCCTGCGCTCCCTCTCCGGTTCCTAACTTCGATAGATCGAACTTTCCGAGCGGCGCGTCTGGCTGAGGCGCGAACGTATGTGGCGTTCCGTGATAGGCGACGGTGTTCGCCACATCCATCGCATTCTGGATATCGTCGTCACTCATGACCAGCTCAAAGTCACAGTCTGCCCAGTCCCCGGCGCGACAACGATACCTGAGTCCGTCGGCATATTCACCACGTACGGCTCACCGTTGGAGGCGGCCGCCGCTGGAATAACCCACAGCGGGGCGCTCGTATTGTTCAGGTTCGCGGCGTCGTAGATCATCCCTGTTGAGCTTCCAGCGACGATGACGCTCACTGAGCAGGCGCGTCCTGCTGTCGTCTTTACTACTGTCGGTGCTGAGATCGCCTCCTTCGTGGAAACGCCGTTGACGTTGTTGAACGACTGCGCCGCGAAGTTCAGCGCGGCCACGAGGTTCTTCAGCGTCGTCAGGACATCTGATACCGACCCCCCACCGGTCTGGTTTTGCGGCGCGGCCATCAGAATTTGCCGTCCGGCGCGTAGCGGTATCGCAGCGCTCCAATACGCCACCAGGTACCCAGATCTGACGACGAGATCCTGATGGCAACCAATCTCCCGCGCAGCCGCGTGTTGAAGTACTCGGTCGCCTTGGTCACTGTGTATGGGCCGTCTGCGGTCGGGGTGTCGCCTGGGTAGTCGACGACATAAAACGTGATCTGCACTGCGGCGGTCTGCGCCGCAGAGTATTGCCCCCATTTCATGTCGGGCCACACCAGATCAACGAATGTCTTGAAGTCGCCTTCCGCCAGCGCGAAATAGCCAGTCTGCAGGAACGGCTGCATTGCCACTCCATCGGCGTCGTTCGATGTCTCATGCTGGTAGAGATACAGCGATGACGGGTCAGCGCCGATTGGAGGGCCGAGCACCGACTGATCAACCCATGCAGAGCGACCGAGAGATCCGTAGTCCCACTCGCCCAATAGCACGTTGTATTTGACGTATGAGTCGACCTCGCCTGCGCCGTTGGCGGATGGGTAGAACCACTGGATTTCTCCGAACCGCGAATTTACTGCGACTCTGATCCTATTCATGGCTGTCTGAAACGGAACCAAAAGAGACCCTTGCCAGAGATTCTGGAACACCACATCCCACACTGGACACGGAAGCGGCACGACTCCAGCTGAACCGAGTGTGTAGAACTGTGCCTGGCCCATCCAGTATACGATTCCGTTCAACGACGCTGCGGCTTTGCGCCCGATAAGACCGCAGCCGGCTCCAATTTCGTTAAACGAATAGACTAGGGGTGGCCCGATATACTGCATCGACCAGACATCGATGTCTGTCCAGATGATCGCCTGCTGTGGCCCCTGGATGCACCCAACGATGCGTGAACCCTTTGGGATGCGATACGAGCCCGCCTGGTTCGTCGTCAGCGGAATCCATTGGCTCGGGTTGTTGACGTCGCACCACGCCACGAGCAGTGGATCTTGAATGCCTGTCTGAGTCGAACCCCACGCCACAATCTGCCGCTGTGGCATCGCCACAAAAGCACCGTCATTGATCGGAGGAGCCTGTGGGATGACTGCTGCAGCTACCTGACCATACGGTTGTCCGGTCGGATCCCACAAATAGAGCGGCTGCACCTGAAGGCCCGCTATTCCTGAAATCGATGTCGTAGGACACGCAATTAGGTCTTGCCCGAAATTATCTAGCGTCCAGTCCGCCGCCAGTACTTTGCCTCCCGAAGGGCCGAAGATGGCGCCAGTATCAAAGATGAAGACTGCTAGGCCATTATTAAGGGTTACGCTGCCGGTCGATGATGCTTTTCCAGATGCCGCTATAGTGAAACTATTGGCACTGCTTATGCTCTGTACGACGTAGTTTCCTTGCAGCAGAATCCCGTTTACAGATGTGGCCATTAACACCGGGAACGTGGTGCCTAAAGCGTATCCGTGATTGGTAAGAGTCACCGTTACTACGCTTGATCCGATTACGGTGGTGAATACAGGAAGAGAGGCCCCGGCCACCGTCGTAGCAGCCACCAGGTTTCCTAGCTGGTCTCTAGCCAGAACATGGTAGTTTGCGGAATTAAAATAACCGTCCTGGTTGCACTGATAAAACCCGAACAGAACGACTCCGCCGACAGCTATTTGCGTGGCTATATATACGCTGCATCCTTGTTGCACGCCAAGCTCCGTAGAGCTTGATACAGTTATCGTTGCGCTTCCTATGGTTGCTGAGGCCGACGGGGCGTTGTAATTGTCATATCTTGCAGTAGGGGTTACGTCAGTCAGCGCGCCCGCAGTGATCACTCCGAGCTGCGAATACGTTTGCGCAGGTACTTGCTGCGTTCCGAAAGCAAGGTGCGAGTTGTCGTTGACGTCCTCCCACGCCCAAAGCGCGCGAACGACCGAAGCCATTACGGAGGGATAGAACTTCGACCATCCACCGAGTTTGCCAACCAACCCAGGCCCGTTCTGATCGAAGAAATATCGAATGAGATTCGAGGACGAAATCCCGCCATTCTCATTAAGGGCCGGCGTCTCAGTGGTGTTGACGCCTCCGGTCAGACGAAGCATTGCATGCGGCATGCGTCACCGAGTCGGCGTCGCCGCAGTCGGCGTGGAGTAGGATGACCACCCAGAACCTTCCTGCTTGCGTCGGTTCTCGAGCGCGATGGCTCCGAGGCGCAGCGCCTGATACTGCTTTTCGTACGACTGGCCCATGTCTGGGCTATCCGATCCGGCTGAGAAATTGCGCTGGTACGCCGACACAAAAATCATGCTCGCCATCACCAACAGGTCAGGGTAGTACGCGCTAATGTAGGTGTAAGCCGTATCTGCCGGCCCATTAGAAGCGTTCGTAAACAGGCTTGGCGCACACTGCGTTCCAGTCACGCGCAGCGAGTACCCGTAGTTCGGCGGCGGACCAAGAAGGATGTTGGTGAACGAATCTTCTTCGCTCCCAAAGTTGTCGCCGTACATCGCGGCGTATCGCGGCGTGCCAGCCTGAGCCATGCCCCCGTAGCAATTCTGAATGAATTCCTTAGATACAGGCACAAGTGGGGAGCTATTGACGACCGTGCCACTTGAGAGTTGCACGATCTCCAGTGTTTGCACCGTCAGAAAATCTCCTACCGGAAGCGGGAACACCGCCTGCCCAGCCGTGAGCGTGTACGTGTTCGATGTCTGCGAAGACAGCATGTCGAGGTCGCGCTGAATGCGGCCCTCGGCGTACGACAGTATCTGAGGCAGGATCTGCTGCAGCGGCGCATCGACGAACCCATAGACCCCGGACGTCTCCTGCGTCTGCGCGACAGCCATCGATCCAATCGTCTGGACCCACGCGTTGAATGAAAGGGGATTGAGGGATGGCATACTATTGAAAGAAACACGTCAGCATGTAACTGCCATCTGTGTTTACAAACGACGTGGAGTAAAGCTGCACACGCACAGTGATGAGTCCAGATCCAACTCCAGTAGTAGTGAGTTCAGGAATCAGAAGCGTTCCGCTTAAACCAAAATTTGTGACTTGGCAAATTGGCGTATACGAATTGTTCAAAACACCATTGAACTGTACGGTGTATATGCCAACGCCATTGTAGGTGCAACCAACAACGTTTGCTGTGTGAGTTGAGGTAGAAGCAAAGCAGGTTGACGGACTTCCGGTAACAAAGGCATATGCGATCTGGGTCGGACCGGAGCCGCTAGGAACTGAGACAATAGGATTACCGGCAGTGGCGATGGTCGTCGTGCAATTAGCATTTCCGTTCGCCGTTACTCCGGTTGCAAGCGTGCCTGAGCACTGCGTTGGTGTCGTCGCCAACGCTGTTGCGGTAGCGATATTTCCGGTAACCGTGGCATCAGCTACGCCGTTTTGATATATCGATTGTGCGTTGATTGAGCCAAGACCTTTGTCTGCTCCGCTAGGGGAGCCAAACACGGCTCCGCCATCGCCGTACACTGCGGCATATTCTACGCTTTGGTTATAGTTACTTATGTTTAACGCTAAATCTCCAGATGTTGTTCCGGCCGCAATATAGGCTCCGAACGAAGCTCCGCTTGTGGAGTTCCCCTGTAGAAATAATCCGTAGTTGTTGGATCCATTGATGGTTATTCCGGGGTTCGCTGTCGCGGCATTGACTGTGATAGGAAAGCCGGCACTTGGAGAGAACGTCCAATGCCCGGTCATAGTCGGAGAAATAGATTGCGATAGTACTGGCGCTGCGTCTGAACGCATGAATGTCGTTGCTGCCCCGTTGACAGCGCTCAGCCCTATGGTGCCAGTAGGATTTGCGCCTACCGGATACGCCGGCAGCGTCGCGCAATTCGCGTTCCCATTCGCAGCTATCCCGGTGGCGAACTGGCCTGAACACTGCGTCGGAACGGCGCCCAATGCGGTGGCTGTGGCGGCTACGGTAGCTGTGGCTGCATTTCCAGGCCAGCTTCCTGTTGCCACAAGGCTGATCGGCAACTGCCCGGTCAGGAATCCGGTGGCGGCGAGATTGATCGACTGCGACGTTGCCGTTCCATACAACGCGCCACCAGGGGCGAAGTAGTTGTATACCTGTGCGCACGCCGCCTGCGCCAGCATCAGAAACAGGAAAAGTATTTTCTTCATACCGGAATCCATTTGCCGATGGTTGTCGAATATTTGAACGATTGAGAATTGTTCTGGGTCAAAATCATGTCAGCTGGCAGTCGAAATTGATTGGCCGCTAGCGAACCGGCGTTCAGCGCGTTCAAAGTCATCGCGAAGGCGCTGAGATTTGTGATCGTGACAATCTGGCCGTTGAATCCGGCTAGCAACCCGGTGATGTTGCAGATCGCCCCAGGCGTCAATTCAAGAAACCCGGTCGCGATTCCATACCCGACCGGGTTGTAATTGTTGTTGGCGCCGGAGGCTGGAACAGCAGTAGCCACTCCAACCGGACCTGTTGGGACAGCCAGACCGGCCAATACCACGATTTGCGCGACTGTAGCCCGTATCGAGGCATAACCTGGTTGTCCGTTGGGCAGCAGCGTCGGCTGCGCCAGTTCGATCTGCTCCGCTCCGGTAAGGCCGCCGACCGCCTGTGGCAACTGCAGAATTGTGGCTGTGCTCATGCTGCTGGCACCGTTGGTGTTCCGTACGGCAGACCCACGAGCGCTGTCACAATGCGGGTCTTGTACGTCAACAGCGACGCTGCGGCGATATTGCCTGGAGTCGTGTAGGTAAACGCCGTGGCGCTCACGACCGTCACGCTATAGAACCCATTTGCCGCGGTGAGGCCGGACACAGCGATCTGCGAGTTCGTTTGCATCCCATGGGCCTGGGAGCACGTCACAGCGATTGTGGCCGTTCCATTAGAGACTGCCGATAGGATGGCTAGGGGGGTTCCGAACGCCTTCTGTACGCCTCCGTTGTACGGCATGACGGCATTCTGATCGAGGCCGTCTGGGGCTCCGATCGGCTGCATGGAACGGTTCCGGCAGTCCTGAGTGACGCGCAGCGTCGTAGACGGCACCGGCAGCCCGGTGATCGCGTCGATGGTGCCTGGAACAGTTGAACGGTAGTCCGTCTCGGCGTCCGCGAAATTCTCTACCCGAGGCTGCCACACCGTGACCGGGTCAGCAGGCAACTGGATCGCTCGCAGCTGCTCCTGCGGAACGTCCAGGCAGCGGCGGCAAACCCGAATCCATATATTCTGGATCGTCGTGCCGCGCCATTCGTGCTGCCAGTTGAGATTGACGAGGTTATTCCAGAATCCGCACCGATCACACACCCCAAAAGCCTGTGGGTTCTTGGCAGATACTCGAGCCCGGCCGGAGCGTGATGCGTAGGCCATTATCTGAAATATCCACTCATCATCGGCGTGATGTAGGTGCTCGAGGTTTCCACGTTCTGTCGCGTGGCTACTCCCCACGACTCGTCCGCCATGATTTTCAGCCCCGGCGCGCGCTCTGGAGCCCAGATCGCGGCCAAGCGCGTCGCGAGTCCGAACACGTATGGTTCGAGGAAATAGACTGGCACCTCGACGTTCTGGCCGCCCTGCAGGTTGGAGTCCTGCGTCTGGCGCAGCCGGTAATACTTGAAGGATGCCTGCTGGCCATTTGGCGCCGGCCACAGGGTGACTGTCGGAGACAGTAGCCGATCGAACCAGAAGACGGTGGGCGCTCCCTGCTGCTGCTTGTTCGGGTAATTCGCATACTCAGTCCGGCTTATCGGAGTCATGATCCGATCGATCTCCGAACTCCCGGTATTGATCGTGTAATAGCCGTCGAGCATGACGATGGTGTTGTACGGCACCGGGTAAGTCGTGCATCCCTGAACGAGTGAGATGCACTGCAGGTCTACCTGCCACAGGTTGACGCCGTCCGCGCTCCAGCGCGCCATGAGCATGTTGGTGGCAATGCGCGCATCTTCGAAGTGCTGCTGCGTCAGCGCTGTTCTGCGAACGCCGCAAAGCCCGTAGGCATAGAGCACTGCTTCGCCCATCGATGGGGCGAACGAATAAGAACCTGAAGTGTTCAGCGGGCTTTGAAACGACGAACTCACCCGATTCTCCAGATCGTGCCATCGAAATAGACAGGTACAGCATTTGCTCCACCACCTGCCGCCGGGGCGCCGAATGTGGTTGAAGTCGCGTCAGTCACAAACGAGCGCGTTCCTTGAGGAGACGATACAAGGGCGGCCACGACAGTAGGGGCTGTATATGCCATTGACCCAGCCACACCCTGCGGCCCTTGAGGCCCTGGCGTCGCAATCTCGACAATGGTAGCCGTGATGTCGCCAACGGATACCTGTGAGCCTGAGCAACTCATGGCGCGTTAGTACGGCGCCGCGCCGGTCTGCATGAACGTCGCCGTGACGCTTCCAGCTCCGCTGTTCAGTAGTACGCGGGCGAAGATCGGCACCAGAGGGTACTGGGTGCTGTAGATCGCGGTCGTCGCCCCGACCATGGTCGCATCCAAGCTGTTCAGCCATGTCATATTGGCCGGCAGCACAGGGTTCGTCGGACTGTTTGGGTCGTCCATCGATTGCTGGATGGTGTAGTTCACCGTGCCAGTGACGTCGGTCGCGACCGTGGCGGTGCCTGCGGCATATTCGTCGAAGCGCACCCATGGGGATGAGGCGATGCCGTTCGTGCCAGCCGTGACCGCCGCAGTGGCTCCGCCGTTGATCACGATTGACGTCACCGTCTTGAAGTCCTGAGCGGTGAACGCAGATCCGGTTATCGGCCCGACGACCTCAGTCAGCAGCGTACCGGTCGGAGAAGTTCCTGTGACCGTGAATGTATGCGTCGTGTCCGCAGTGGTGATGAGGACGCGGCGCGCCGTATCAAGGATCGCGATCCCATTGACTACGGTGGCTCCGTTCAGCGTGAGCGGCCCGGCAGCTCCAGGGGTCTGGGACAGCGCGATATTGTTCGCGGACGCCGCAGCGAGGGGACCGACGGTTGCTGTGATAGGGCGCATGTCTTTACTCCAAAAATGAAAACGGGGCTCTAGGCCCCGTAATCATATAGCCATGGGCCACGGCCGCCCTACTATCCGGTTCAATCCTCGCCGCTGGCGACGTCCTGCTCGTCCTTCATCAGCTTGCGTCCAGGAGCATCGGTGCCCTTGCGCGCGCTCGTGAATGGCTTCGAATCGGAGCCCGAGCCGGCTTGGCCGCCGCCCTTCTTGCCAGGACGAGTCCCCTGATTCTCAGGACCAAATCCAGCGGCGCCACCGCTCTTGCGGGGTTTCCGACCGGAGTGGAACGGCACCTTCTCGCCTTCTACCTTGCCGCCGCCCTTGCGCTTCGCGCGACCGCCGCGCTTGCGCTCTTCGGCCTCGTTCGCGACGCCTTCCTGTTTCTCTCCGGTGTTGGAGCGATTCTGAGGCTTGTCATTCAGATCCTCTTCTGGCTCGTTCGCGCCACCGGTTTCTCTGTGCTTACGACCCTTCATTGCATGGCTCCTTACGAGGCGTTATTGATGCCCTGAACGTAGAACACGGTCAGTGTACCAACAAACGCGCCGGTAGCATTGAACGTCAGCAGAATCTGTACGTCGGTGTTGCCGACGTTGTCCCAGTTCCCGATCTGGCCTGCAGTCGTTGGAAGCAGCGTCGAGTTCAACTGTCCGAGTGCCGCCAGAGATCCGGCGCCTGCGTTCGTGAAGAACGTCGCGCTTCCGCCGACGATACCGATTCCGACTGTTCCGGCCGCCTGGACGGTCGTCACCATCAGGTAGATGTCGGTGATCTGGCTCTGGGCCGGGATCACGATGTTGGTCGCGAACGTAGTCGCTACGCTGTTGACGCCGGCCTGCGTCTGCACCATCTGGCAATAGCCCACGTTGGCCTGTCCGTTGGAAGTGCTTCCAAGGCCAGCAAGCGTTGTGGACCCGTCAGAATGGACGATGTTCCCGGCCAGAATCGGACCCGTGAACAGCGTGCCCGGAAAAATCGGGCTCCCGTTCGGGTTCGGGTATTGGCCGCCGTTGATGTCGGACATGGGTCAGTCCTCGATTACGACGTTGGGAAGGCGCCCCAGATGGCGCGCCAGTTGTAGTAGTTGAAGCTGTAGCGCTGGTACCCCTTGACGAGCAGGTTGTCGGTCACGAAATCGACCTGCATGTCCGTCTCGAACGAAATGCGGTCCATGAACGCCAGACCAGAGATGTTGGTCAGAAGGAACCACGCGAACGACGAGGTCAGGAAGTCCATGACCATGTAGCCCTCTGGGATGCCGCCGGCCGTCGACAGGATCGCGTTCAAGTCGTTGTCGGCGGTTCCTGGCCGCAGTTCCGTCTTGGTCAGACGGATCGCGACCGGCTCGAGCTGCGGCGGCACGATCAGTTTCCGGCCACGCGCGAACGTCTTCAGGTTTGCCTGGTCGCGGAAGTTCGTGCGGATCGCGATCATCGCGTTCAGCAGTGTCGCTTCGTTCAGGTCGACCTGCGTGGTCGGCGTGTTCGCGATCGTGCCACCATCTATCGGGTGGGTCGTGGCGCACATCGCGACACCGTCGCCACCGACGTTTGGATTGTACGTGGTCGCCGTGTTGAGCACGTTCGCCGCGTAGATTTCCATCGTCTGGTGGAATGACTCCATCAGACCGAGGTTCGACGGGTGGAACTGGGTCTTGTACAGATTGTCATCGATGGACTTGCGGGTGATCGCGTAACCCAGGGCGATTTCGACATGCTCTTGGTTGTAGACGTAGCGTTCACCAGCGTTGTTGTCGAACTGCGTCTGGCCGCCTTCGGTCTTGAGCTGCGCGAGCCCGAGGTAACGCATCTCGGCCGTGCGCTCAAGAGCGAGCTTCGAGTTGAATCTCGTGAATACCTTGTCGTATTGCGACGGAATCTGCTCGTACTTTCCGGTGATCCCGCGCAGACCTGGCAGGAGCAGGTCTTTGATTTGGGAAAGATTGATGGCCATTTAAGTTTGCTCCTGCCCTTACGTGTTGATCGCCGTCGTGACCTTGGTCTCGACGTTGTTGAACGCCACGACCGCGTAGTCGTACGCGCCTGCCGCAGTTCCAGGGGCGCCCGGAGGGTCAGTGACCAAGCCGACGAGGCGCCATGGAAAGGCCGCCGTTACCGCTCCGGTGTGAAGCAGAAATGCTCCAGAGATGCCATTGGATGCGTTCCCCACTCCGATGTTGAAGTCGAAGTTCGCCCCGACATCAGCCTGGGCCACGCCGGTGGCATCGCCCTGCACGAGGAACTGCGCGGCCGGATCGTTGACCACGTACGCCTCGATCGTGGACTGGTTTCCGACCGTGACCGGCGAGCCGCCTGGCCAGAAGTTTGACCACACGGTGCGTCCGACCGCGGTCGACAGGTACTTGCAGCCAGCGAACACGCCGGCCATCGTGACCGTCGCGCCGCCAGCGGATCCGGCTGCCTGCTTGATGGTGCCGTCGCCAGTTCCAACACGAACAACCGGATCTCCGAAGTAGATCGCGGTGGCGTTGTAGTCGATGCCGCCGTTGCGGAAGCTCGTCAGTTCGTAGGTCGGCGAAGAGCCGGTTCCCTGGCGCTGAGCGAATCCGAAGGGAGCGTTGGAATTGGCCATACGAAGACACTCCTGCTGGAGGTCATCGCATGGCTGCCGGAGCTATCGAAGACCGAAAACTTTTTAATCAAGGGCCGCGCCGAGCGGTCCATGGGCAATTTATCCCACACAATTTCCGCGATGTCAAATATCGGTCGAAAAAAAACCCGGCACTAGGCCGGGTTTGAGAAGCCGCGCAAGCCTGGGGGATTGCGCTGGCGGGGGAGCTACTTCGATGGTGCAGGAGCGTGCTTCACTGGCTCGGTTTCGCCAGTCGCCACCGCCTTCTGATACGGCATCCATTCGGCATAATACCCGCCCTCAGGGGCGTCTTCCCCTTCCTGAACGAGCGGCACATTTGCCATCGCAAAGCTTGCGCCATTGCCATCGAAGACCGCGAGATTCAGCTTCCCGTTCGGGAGCACATTCGCGATGACGGCCGCGCACACCGCATTCGGTTCGAAGGCCGGATGCGATGAGCTGTTAGACGGATGGAAATGCACCATCCTGGCGACGGTAGGAACAATGCTTGTCATGATCACTCCCTCGGGATTGGAATAGATTCGAAGTTCTTCTTCACGCTCGCCATCGACTGGTCTTTGTTGCGACGCTCGAACTGGCCGTCAGGCGCTGCGCCGAGCTGCGCCTCTTTCGCCCGAACCTGATCGCGAGCGCGGCGATTGTCCATCGTTTTCACCTCGTCGGTGATTTCCTTCGGGCGCTCCATGAGGATCTGGCCATCACGAGTGATTGTCTCACCCTGATCGCTTTCCGGCATCATCTCCGGATGCCGCGATCTTGGAACCGCCTCCCATCCTCGATGCGCAAGCGACACCTGATACGATGGATTCTGCTTGCCAAGAATCTCGAATGCCTTCCACTCGTACGACCAGCCATCCGGAATGCTGCGCGGGTCGATGTAGAACTTGTCGGTGCTCTCCTCCATGCCACCAAGGTGATCGCGGAGTTCCGCGGCGCGGTGAGCGGCACGCGCTCTTGGGTCATCAGCAGCCGCTGCCTGGCCTTTGGAGACCGGTCCCGCAGCACCAGGAAGCGGCGCGTGCGGGACGTTGGTACGATTCGGAGTCTGTGCTTCAGTGGTCATGACAATTTGCCCTCTTTCTTGAGCGCGACTTTGTTTTTCGCGTATTCCTCGACAGTCATGCCCATATTCTGGGCCATTTCGACTTCGGCTGGACTCAGCTTCACAACGTTGGTGCGGGACGCGCCGCCGCTGCGAGTGACCGGAGCCGCTGCTGGCGCCGCGCCACGCCCACCATTGGCAAGCTGCGCCGCATCCGCAGACGGATCAGGGTCGTCCGCGTGAGGCGCCACCAGCGTCGGAGCTGGACTCAGGTCAAGTGTTTTCTCGATCGACGCGAAGTAGGTGTCAGTGTCCGGTGTATGGCCGCGGGCGAGCGCGAGTTGATGCGCCGCGAGCATCTGCTGCTCTTTGTGTTGATCGAGCACGAATTCAGGGTGCGCGCGCACCCACGCGATGCTCCGGGGATATTCTTTCCCCATCGTGCTGACGTACTTCTCGACCGGATCAACCGGGGCGCGAGCGACTGGCGGCGGAGCGCGCTCGAGAGCGCTTTTCCCGGCCTCGAGTTGGGAAAGCTTCGACGAATTGTCCACCATCTGCCGCTGCACCTTCGCTGCGGCCTTGAAATCCTGCGCCGCTAGCGCTTCGGCGTACTGATCTTCCAGAACGTCGTTCGCCTGGCTGACTTGGGCGATTGCGCCCTTGATTTGCTCCAGTTGGGTCTTCTGGACGGTCCCACGGGCCTCTGCTTCGCCAGCAGCGGCATCTCGGGCGCGTGCTTCGGCCGCCGCGCGCGCCTCACGCTCGTCTTTGAGCTGTTTTTGAAGCTTTTCGATGCCTGCTTCGGTCGTAACTGGATCTTTGGCGGCCGTTTTCGCCGCTACATCCGGATCGACGACGACTGTCGACTCATGATCCGCGCCATTCGCGACCTTTTTCCCTGCTGCCGCGTCGAGCGCATCAACATCCAGGGTAATTTCGCCGTTTTCATCTGCCATAGATCACCAGATTACCTGTGGATTGGAGACGCGGAGCCGAATATGCTTGTCGCGGACGAGTCGGCACGGCACAAAGTCCTCGATTCGCAGCCCACTCGCGTTCCCGTTGATGTCGAGCGCCCAAGTATCGCTGGGACGCACGACAACCCAGTCGTGAAGCTTGATATCGAGACTGAATTTCATGCCATCGTACGGATTTTCCTGCTGGAAGTTGCAGGCTGCGCCGATTTTCACGACCAAAGCGACCTTCCCCTGATAGACATCCTCCTTCAGGGTCTGCGCTGCGAGGGCGATTCCTCCCGGAGTGGTGTCTGGACGCCGATAAATCGCCAGAAGCACCTCGTTCTGGGCGATTTCGATCTCTGCAATGTCACCAAGCTTCGCGAGAAGCTCCCGTTTTTCGTCGCGCTCTGACATGTTTTTGCGTTTCAGAACTTCGATCGCCATGCATCATCCCTCGTTGAGTTTTCTATTCACTTCTTCGCAGAACGTTTCTGCCACTTGCATGAGGGCAGTGATGCGCCCGACGTAATTCTGGTAGTGGGCGTAGTCCTTGACCGCCATTCCGGCCGCCAATTCACCGGTCAGGCGTTCCACTTCGGAAGCGATGAGCTTCTTGAGCTCGTGCTCGAAACGCGTCATGCGCGCGCGGCGCGCGCGGCCTTGTCGAGTCTCGCGCGACCACCACCGCTGCCAGTCTCGATTGGATACGTGCGACCGCCGGCAGCACGCGGCATCAGTGGCGCGGCTGGTGGGATCCCGGCAGCTCCTGGCGGAGGCATCATCGCGCCCTGCGGAGGCATACCCTGCGCCATTCCAATCGGGCCACCTGGCGGCGGGCCGCCCGGAGGACGCATGCCCATCGGTGGCATCGGCGGCTTTGCCGGCGGCTGGATGATGTTGATATTGACCGTGGTGCCCTTCTTCGTGCGACCACCGGCCTTGCGCGCGAGACGCCCACCGACGGGACGCGTGCCTTCGTTGATCGCCGGGCCGCCGCGGGCGCGACCGACGCGGCCACCGCCGCACTTCGCACACTGACAGTCGCTCACGTGACCGCCGTCCTTCCGCATTGGCCTGGACATGCCGCCCTGCGGAATCGTCGAGCGCTGCCCGAGCGCCATCCGCTGTTGGGGAGAAAGGGCGCCGCCGGCCATTTTCCCGGTGCGACCGCCGGACTTCATCCCCCCGTCGTGCTTGATGCCGTCGCGCTTCTGGTTGGCTTCCTTCACGTTCGTGTTTGCCAGCGAATCTGGAGTCAGCGCGGCGCCTCCGGAGGCAAAGCGTTGTTTGTTGCCATCTGACCGTGGATCTGGGTATGGAGCAAAGCCTTTCTTGACCACACGCTGATTTTCTGCTTGCAGTTCCTTGAGTTCGTCTGCATTCAGAGGCTTGTTATGCGACCAATCTTTGGTCGCTCTCGGCTTCCGATCCGCCCGCTGGGGCGCCGCGCCGCCGGCAACTCCGCCGCCGCTGGCGTACTGGCGCCGAGAAATCACTCGAGGACCGGTCTGCACGTCGGCGTTCATGGCGCCCTCTGGCATGTAGCCAGACGCATCCACGCGCTGGCGCGGATCCGCACGCACGAGTCGTTCGGCCTTGGACTTTGCCTTGGAACGGGCCGCTTCTGACATCTTGCTCATGGGTGCCTCACGGAGTCGATTGCGCCGAGTGTACGTCGGTCGACGGCAGGGTGCAATTTGGGATCAGGTATGAGACGTCAGCCCCATCCTCGAAGCAGGCTTTCGCGAACGTGGCTTCCTTGCGCACGCTCAGCGTCATGGCGTACTGGCAGGCTAGGTCATACTGGTCGCTCTGAAAGTCTTTGACATGCTCCCAGCAATCTTCCTCGTATGGTCTGTACCCCCTCCATCTCTGCACTGAGAAATAGTCGCGATCAGTGCCAATGATATGGGCCACCCGCACCCTCATTCCCGCCTCCCGATCCACTTTCCGATCTGCCCCATGATTCCAACCGCGCGCTTCCCGGCGCTAGCGGCATCCTTCGGCTCCTGAATGACTTCCTTCGCCAGCCCGATCGCGGCGTCTTCCTGACGGGCTTCGCGGTCCTGGTCGCGGTTCTGGTCGTTGACGACGAGTTCTCGCGCCTTCAGCCCCACATCCGCACGACGGGTGTGCGCATCCATAATCTTCGCCTGGGCCGTAGCGACGTCAAGGGACGTCTCTTTGGACTCCGGAGCCGACGCCCCTTCGTGCTTCGGCTCGAAGTGGCCCATGGCGATCTTCGCATTCACCTCGTCGGCACGCGCCTCGGCGACCTTGGCCTGTGCCTGAGATGTCGCGACCTTCGCATCCGCGACCTTCGTCTTGTCGTCCATCTCCCGCTGCATCTGCAAGAGCTGCGGCGGCGGCTGCGCGCGAGCCGATGGCGGCACGAAGAATTCCTCTGGGTTCGACCAGCCCATCGCGGCGAGCGCCGCAGTATGGATCTTGATCGGATCGTACAGCGCAGGAGCCTTGTCCTGCAGCTGCATCAGCCCCATGATTTTCATCATGCGTTGGCCGGCAGAGGACGTGTTCGGGTCGGCTTGCGGCACGAGTGAGCAGTTGTCGATGGCCATCAGAAACTTCTGCTTATCCCACGTCGTCTTCGATTTGCAGCCGCTCTCGAAGAAAGTCTCAGGGTTCTCCTTGATCACCTGCTTCAGGAGTTGGAATTCCTCCGCCTGCGCGCTATGCATGCGCTTATGGACGGCGTTCATGACCTTGATGGCCTGGTCGATCATCGCCATCACGGTGCCGACTGGCACGTCCGCGCGACCCTCACCAACCTGGACCTCAGCAGTGCCGCCGATGCGCCGACCGGTCTCGGCCATGTTCTCGACCAACTGCATCAGGGCCGCCATGCCCTGGGTCGAATACGGAAGCGGCATCACCGCGTCTTTGATTGGTACCCCGTTGGTCTTGACCGATGCTCCGCCGCCTGGCGGCACACGGAAGATGTTCGTGTTCTGCCGGCCGCCATTGTCGGCCATCAGGTAGCCTGGGAAGTTCGCGAACATTCCGCAGTCAAGCATCTCGCGCCATGCCGCGGTCACGGCATTCGTCGTGTTTCCAAGGATGTGAAGGAGCCCGATATCGTAGAACCCGAGCCCTGGAATGAACGGCCACTTCACGAACCGTTTGCGAGCCACAGGCAGCGGAGCATCGTCCTTTCCGTAGTTGCGAACGACAGAAAGCGTTTCTCGCGATGACGTATCGATCGTGACTACGTAAGGAACCGCCAGTCCGCTGTCCTTGCCATGGTGCTTGTGCTCGAAACCAACGATATCCAACTCGCAGTAAATCTCGTAGATTTCGCGTTCGCGATCCTGCGGGCGCCCCGTGGTATTGACACTGATTCCCTGCTGCGCGCGCTTTTCGTCCTCCAGCGCGTCGGTCGTCGGTGCCTTCGCGTCAGTGAGCGATATATCGCGGTAAATTCCCAGAATCTGCATGCGCCGTACCGTCGACGGTTTCATCATCGAGCGGTGCGTGACGCGCTGGGCGTTCGTCAGGTCTGTTGCCGACTGATTGACGATCAGATCCTCGGCATCGACTGATTCCGATACCGCGCGATTCCGCAGTGGGCACTTGTAGACCTTCTTGAATCCGTCACCTCCGAACCCAGCCATGAGCAGCATGCGGTCTGTGTCCGGGTAGTACTCTGAGGCCCTCGTCGTCAGGTAATGATTCATGTCCATTTCGAGCGCCGAGGCCAACTCGTCGCTCAGCACGTTGGCGGACGTGGAATCATTCCTGATCTTCACTGGCCCATCTGTGGGCAGGAACTCGCTGCGGGCGTTCGCATTGAAACGCACCACGGCCTCGAGCAATAGCGGATGCCGAACCTTGCTCATTCCTTCGACGGGCGCGCCGTCGGCGGCGCCTTGAACATTCGGAAGTTCGATCTTGAGTCCGAGCAGCTTGATGCCCTGCGCGCGGTCGTCTATCCAATCCTGGCGGGAGGTAAGGTCTTCCTCGACTCCGCGCAGGAGATCGTCAGTGATACGGGATAGTTCTGCGGCGTCGATTTTGTCCGCAAGGTTGTCGAACCATTCGATGGGTTTCTCTGGCTTCGGCTCGTTCAGCGGCTTGCCGTCCAGGGATACGGTGATCGAGCCGTCGGCATGCTCGATGCGTACGACATTGTCGTTGTCATCGATGACCGGAGCATCCTCTCCGGCATCGACATGAACCTCTATGTTGGCCGGAGGGGGCATCCCAGGTTCCGGATCTGGAACCAGGCGCAGATTCGTGTTTGGGGCTAAGCCGGGCACTTGAACAGTCCCTCATCCCGCGAACAGATCGCCGGGTCTGCTATCGGGCCGGTGCGTGCGATGATCTTCATGCCGGCGATCTGCGATCCTTCCTTGAAACCTTTGGATTCGAACACGCGCAGTGTCGCGCCATTCACATGAATGCAGGTCGGGGGCTGCCCGCAAAGGTTCTCATACGCCGTGCGCGCTTCGATGACGCGCCGAATAAAGTCGATGTGCGGCGTCGATTCCATATTCGGCGGCGTCAGGACTGACGAAGGCGCGCTCACTGCAGCTTCGCCTTCGGCGCCAGCGTCGCCATTTCCGCTCGAATGATCGGGTTCATGCAGCTCTTCACGAACAACTCCAATCCCTTCATGGCCGCACTGTCATCGGATTCCGCGGCGATAGTGTAAACCTGCCTCCAGTTGTGAGGGAACTGGCCGCTAACCGTCACGCGAAACAGGTATGGACGCTGGACGCGCGAGATCAGATCGACGATTGCCGTGCAGCGCGGAGTGGCGGTTTCAGGCGTCAGGATCATGGCTTGCGACTTTCTCTGCGCGACGCGCGGAAACGACGGACGGAGTCGTATGTAATCCACGCAGCTAGGGCCAGGAAACTCCAACTCACGACAGCTCCTCAAACCGGATACAGCGGCTGCTCCCTGCCAACATACGCCTTTTCCTGTTCAATTTCAGCTTCCCGTTCCGGCTGGCGCACCAGAAGCCCCATATCGCGCAGCTTCCGCAGGGCGCCGGATGTGCAGTCCACGTACTCGTCGTGCTTCCCCTTCGGGAACTGGCCGACCTGCTTCATGACCGCCTCCATCCAGAGCGTGTCAGGGCCGTGGATGATGCCCTCGGCGAATATGTGCTGGACGCTGTAGAGCCTAGAGGTCTTGTCCTGGCTCTTCGGATCGCACAATTCCACGCCGAAACGCTCGCGACTGTACAGGCGCCTGATTTCCTGCGCCACACTGATGCCGGACGCCTTGTTCTCGATCACCAGATTGTCGACCTTCCACTTGACGCAGGTCGAAACGGACTTTTCGACCAACTCGTGGAACTCCAGACGCTCGGTCCATGCGTACATGCACATGACCTTTGGTGCGAATTCCGAGAAGGTGGGATTTAGCCGGATTGGCTCGCCGTCAGGCCCCATAATCAGCGTCGCGTGCGCCTGCACATCGCCCGAGAAGATCCCCCAGATGATCATGCCGGACGGGTCGTTCATCGTGTCTTCGGTGTACGCCGTATCGAGCCACGCCAACACGTAATCCATCGGCGGAAACCGGTCTTTGTCCCAGAGCTTCCACCACTCGCGCTTGATTATCCCGCCGCCCTTCGGCTCTGGGCGCTGCTGAATCTGGCCGGCGAAGATGAACGGCCCCATGGTGCGCTCAAGGCCCTTGAGAGCGGCCTCGCTGAAACGCTCAGGCCAAAGCAGCTCGCCAGGCTCCGTCCGCGGATCCTTCCAGCCGATAACGGTGTGCAAAGACCGCTCCGGTTCGTATCGTCCGGGAAGGCAAAGATGCGTCCAACCATCGGCCTCCTTCTCCAGAATGTGCCCCGTCAGATCGTCTTCGGCCAGCCGCTGCTGGATGATGATCCAGGCGCCAGTTTCAAGATCGTTGACACGTGTCGGCATCGTGGTCTGCCACCAATCGATGACCTCGAGCATGCTGGCTTCGCTGGCGACATCGTTCGCCGCGTTCGGGTCGTCGATGATGATGATATTGCCGCCCTCTCCGGTAACCCCGGCTCCGATGGAGGTGATCAGGCGCTCGCCGCCTTTATCGTTGGCAAATCGGCTCTTCGTGTTCTGATCCGACGTCAGCTGAAACCTATGCCCCCACCGCGCCTGATACCACGGGGATTCGATCAGGCGGCGACATTTCACTGAATCACGTAGAGAAAGCTTGTCTGCGTAGGAGGCATGCAGCATCGGGACGCCGGGGCCAGATGTCGGGGTATTGATTGGCTGCGCCCATACCCAGGCGGGAAACGCGACCGATACCGTGTCAGATTTACCGATGCGAGGAGGACAATTGATGATCAGCTTCTTGATCTGCCCGTCGACGACGGCCTGCAGATGCTCGCAAATCGCATCGACACACCACCCGTCCTTCCACTGCGCAGGATCTATGTATTTCCATGCAGACTTCAGGAAAAGATAGAGCGATTCCTCGCATTCCGCACGATCAATGTCGAGCAATTGCAGCTTTGCATCGACAGAGTTCGGATCGAAAGAAGCGAGATTGAACGCCATCGCTACAGAGTAGCGGGCAGCCTCATCGATGGTCAAATGGATCAGGGACTAGGACTTGCACCTAGATAGCGGGCTTCAAAGGCTCGCGTCCTGCTGTTAGACGATCCCTGAATGGTTCAGGCGGCACGAGTCGGACGTGCGTGGCCGTGGTTCAGAGCCACGATGGGATACCGGCAACCCACACCTGAGCTGAGATTGGCGGGCTGTCGAGGTGTCGATCCTCGCACGGCAAGATTTGGAGGCTCGCCTGTTCGCTGGAACCCAACCCGTAAATGGCGGAGAGCACATCGCACGATGACGATACCCGTGAGGGTACAGCGCGCTTTCCAGGCGGCTCCAGCACCCCGGCTGGTTTACTCTCCAGATTGGCGGAAGGCAGTGAATTTGCGTCACATACCCGTCAAGGTACGACCTGTTTTCGAGGCAGGCGCAGCGCGCTTGTCTGCTTTACCTTCCAATGTGGCGGACAGCGGTCGGGCACGATCCACAAACCCGGTAAGGGTTCCACCCGGCTTCAAACCGGAGGCGTGCGCCTGCACGCTTCACTGTCCAAAAGTGGCGGAGAGCTGTGATCCTGCCTCACAAACCCGTGAGGGTTCGCTTCGTTTAGCAAACGAGCCAGGGCCTCGCCCAGTTAACTCTCCAAATTGGTGGATCGCCAGGGCATCGAACCCCGATCTCTGCGCTTAAAAGGCGTGACTTTAGCCAGGTTAAGTTAGCGATCCAAACTGGAGCCCCACGCCTGAGTTGCACAGGCCACCTCCTGGGTACGAATCAGGCGCTCCGCTGTCAGAGCTTGAAGGGCAAAACTGGAGCCTCGTCAGCGACTCGAGCGCTGTTCTGCCCGGTACAAGCGGGCTGCATCACCGTCAATGCTTACGGGGCAATTGGAGCCTCACCAGGGATTTGCGCCCTGCACCTCGAACTTACCAAGTTCGCGTTCCGCTGTCAGAACTTGAGAGGCATGATTGGCACCCAGGATGCGAATCGAACGCATGCTGCCGCGCTTCGGAGGCGCAGTGCCGGAAGTCCACCGGCCTGGATAGTTGGTTGCCCGTCAGGGTGTCGAGCCCTGCCGTCGCCGCTAATCTGGCAGCTCTCCGCGCTTTATAAGGGCGCGCCGCACGCCGGTGCTACGGGCAAATGGCACGCATGGTAGGAGTCGAGCCTACGCGATCAACGTTCGTAGCGTTGTCCCCGAATTCCCTCGGGCCATGCGCATGGATGGTAGCGAGCTCCGGGGTCGCACCGGACGCGCTGAGCTTATGAGACTCTGCTGATCACTGGATCGCTCGCAACTGTTTGGTGTCTCCCCTCCGTTACGCTCGGAGCCCTCGTCCTCTTCAGGGACACGCTTCCACTAGGTTAGCTTGAGAGACGAATTGGTGCGCTCAACTGGATTCGAACCAGTAGCTTTCAGGTTCTCAGCCTGTTGCGTATGCCGTTCCGCCATGAGCGCGTAAGTGGTACCGCTGCTGGGATTCGAACCCAGAACCGAATCGCTCTTGAGGCGAACGCATCTGCCGATTGTGCTACAGCGGTATGGTCTCCCCGAGACGATTCGAACGTCCGATGCGGTCGATAGGAGCGACTGCTGTGTCCACCACCGAGGAGCTGGCGCGCAGAGAAGGATTCGAACCTTCAATCGTCGGTTTAGAAGGCCGTCTACCGGTCCATCGGTCTGCGCATCTGGAGCGGGCGAACGGAGTCGAACCGTCCCATGCCTCTTTGGCAAAGATGCCGCGCACCATGCGCGCCCGCGTGTTGGTACCTCGTGATGGACTTGAACCACCATACGTCGCTAATCGGGCGACAGTCCTGCCGTTGAACGAACGAGGCATTGATTGGTCAGAGTGGCAAGACTCGAACTTGCATGGACATGCTCCCAAGGCACGTGGTCAACCTTTGACCCACACTCTGAATGTTGGAGATTCGTGCTGGGGTCTCACCAGCCTGAAACGGTTTTGCAGACCGCTGCCTGGATGCTCGGCCAACGAATCAAAATGGGGTGATGGGTTGGGCTTGCACCAACTAACAGGAGTTTCACAGACTCCGGCCTATCTGCTTCGGCTTCCACCACAAGTTGGTACCCTTCCCCGGATTCGAACCGGGACTGACATGCTCCTAAGGCAAGTGCCTCTGCCGTTGGGCTAGAAGGGCGATGAAATGGCGTTCCGTATGGGTGTCGATCCCATCACGACGGATTGAAAGTCCGCCTGCTTCGCCGGCTGCTCACGGAACATTGATCGATCGCGGCTCCGGAACCAAACCGGATTTAATCCCCATAACTCTGGGCACCGCATGCGATGGAGAACGGCGCGGGGCTTGCACCCGCTAAGATCAGGTTGAGAACCTGAGCGCTCGGCTACTTTGCATTGCCGTTCAATTGGTGGACCGGTAGGGAGTTGAACCCTCGGAGCTATCTTGCAAGGATCGCCCGCAGCCCGCTGCACTGGCCCGTATTGGTGGACCGTCTCGTGGCCCCTACGTCACCGCCAACATGGACGGCAGAATTGGTACCGCTACCAGGATTTGAACCTGGACCTCGCTGCTTAAGAGGCAGGACTCTGTACCGGACTTGAGTTATAGCGGTATGGTGCGTCGTCAAGGAATCGAACCTTGCGGATCGTTAGATAACCGGGTTACAGCCGGCGCCTTCTCCATAGAGGTCTAACAACGCAATGAATGGTGCCCAGTGCAAGGTGAGTGCTTGCGACCTTCGCTTTGTAGGAGCGTTGCTCTTCACGTCTGAGCTAACCGGGCAAATTGGCGGTCC